GCTCCTGTTATTTTATTTCTTGGAGGAGCCACTCTTGCTATCTTCATTTGTTTCGGAGTTAGCTTTTTTGTCTTTTTCTTCTTTTGTTTTCCAGTAGTATTCATCTGTATCTCCTAGTCTGGTGTTATTGCCACTTTCTACTTGGTAATATATTGTGCTTACTTTGAAGTCAGGTGTAAAGGGTTTTTCTGGAGTTAATGAGTTATCATATATTCTCATTCTATTATTAGGATATAAACAATATTGACCGTTATTTAATTCTAATAGATTAAAAGACTTATGTTCATCAGGTTGTTCGCTTGTACTATAATCTATAGTATCAGGATCTCTATGATAATTATCTAATGTACAAATATAAGTTCCAGCTTGAAACCCATGGTCTCTTGTAAAAGCTTCAAAGTCCATAGACCCTATAAACTGTTTATAAATACAAGTAATATCATAATCCATACAATTCCAGAACTGTAAATTAGCTAAAGACATATCAGGTGTAGGCTTTTCTGGTTCAGATAAAAAAGCACTTATAGGTAATTTATCGAACATAGCACCATAATCAGGAAGGTATGTTTCAAAATAGAAAGCACGTCCAGGAATAGATTTAGCAGTAACCCAAATACCTTTTACATATTCTCCATGTCCAGATTCATGATCCATGAGATATTCTTTTCGTACCCATACATGTTGAGCAGGCAAATTACAAATTAAAGAAGCCATTATGTTACCGTCTTTTTCTTTTTATGTTTCTTTCTTATAGCTTCTTTCCCTCTTTTAAATATACTTGCAACTTGTGCTTTTCCCATTACTTTGGCTCTTTGTTCACCAACTGTTAATATTTGGATTTTTCGTGCATAAGGTTTACTAACTCTTTTAACTTTAGCGACTGTCGCTCTAGCATCTGCTGGAGTAGCAAATTTAATTCCAACTGTGTCTTTAGGGTTCTCGTCAGTGTATAAACGTCTACCAGAACCTTTGGGCTTTTTTCCAGTTCCAACTTTAGGATCGCTTTTTTTTGCCATTTTTCAAAACACTTTTTAAAGTTTTAGCTTGTGCTGCATGCGTCTTACTAGCTTTCTGTAAACCTTTTACAACTTTTTTAATTTTTCTTTTCATTGTATGTATCCTTAAATGTCTAAATAAATCTTGCACTACTTCTTTTTCTTCACCGTTTGTTTTGCTCGTTTAAAATTTTTTTTAGT